TCATATAACGTTACTAGTCAGATGCGCGTTATTGAGTACGTTGAAATTCACGATGAAAACGGAGAGAGTGGATACCCCACTTTGGCAGAGCCATAGGAGGCTTAAAATGTTAAATCTTTCTAATAAACAGTATAACATTGCAAAGTGGACAGTACAGATTGCTTCTCCAGCCTTTGCAACGTTTTATTTGACTTTAGGTCAGCTCTGGGGTCTTCCAGCATCAGATAAAGTTGTAGGAACTTTAGCTGCTCTAACCACGTTTTCTGGCATTATTCTTGGAATCAACTCTCGACGATACAATTCCGCTGAATCAGAATTACCAGTAGAAAACGTTGAAGTTTTTAAAGAGGAAGATTATAAAGGGTTCTTAATTGGTCAAAATGAAAGTGTTTTTAATGATAAAATTTCTCCTGATAACCCTTCTAATGACCAAGGAGCCTAATGAAACTAGACCAATGGGGAGCCTTAATATTTACAGGTATATATACTATTGCGGCTTCTGCTGGTTTCTGGAAATTCTTTTCTCAGAGGCAGCAGGAAAAAGAAGCAGAGATCGTTTTGCTTCTTGGTATCACACATAAGATCTTTCAAGACATGTGTGATATTTACATCGCACAAGGGTGGGTAAATAGAGAAGAGTACGAGGCTTTATTGAAAACCATTTACACACCATATAAAACACTTGGCGGAAACGGGACGGCGGATCTTATCATGAAAGAGCTTAATGAGCTTCCTTTAAGATCCGGGGCAACTTACAATTCCAAAAAAACCATTAACTTAAGGAGATCTAGTGATAACCCAGAGTGATTTTGATAATTCAGAAGAGCCAATTATTATGTTATCTAATGGTTTTTATGATTTCTTAAAAGCTTTTGTTATGGTTGTCTCGCCTAGCGCCTGTATTATTTATCTTAGCTTATCTACGGTGTTTGAGCTTCCTTTTACTCCCGAACTTGTAATCTTAGTGCTTGCTGTGACTTTATTTCTTAGTCTGTTTTTGTTTGCGTCGACAAAGCAGTATAAGAACGCCGATTTTAGGTACGATGGAAAAATGTTGGTTACTCAGAATGAAGAGGGAGAGCTTCTATATTCTTTAGAGCTTAATGATGATCCAGCAATGTTAAGATTAAAGGCGCATATTTCTTTTCGAGTTGTAAACCTTGACGAGCCCTTGAATTAGGACTTCGTAAACTATACAACGGTTATAATGAGACTACGGAAAGGAATTCAATGTTTGGACCACGACCACATTACCTTGACTCCCTCATCAGTCGTACAACTGCAGAGTTGGCGTCGATTGAGCCGGGTACAGAAGAGTATTCCAACACGCTGTCATATTTGGAGCGTCTGGTGAAGCTCAAGGCAGAAGACAAGCCTGAGCGAATCAGCCGCAACACTGTTGCAGTAGTGCTGGGAAACCTCGCTGGCATCCTGCTCATTGTCGCATACGAGCAGAAGCACGTGATGACGAGCAAGGCGTTTGGTACGATCCTCAAGACACCGAAGGACTACTAACGTAGAAAAGACACAGAAGTTGTGTGCAATGTAACAGTTGCGCACAGCTTCTGTGTTTTTTCTCGTTTTACAACGATTATATTTTTTTCTCGTAATTTTAACAAGGATTATAATGAAACCCCATTACAGAGGAGAGAGACATGAACATTCATCTCATTCGAGCAATCCAGGACAGGAAGGCCGGACGCAATGGTCAGAAGATCTTGGAGCTCAACAAGGAGTGGAACCAGCTGCACGCTGAGTACTGCTTCCTGCTGACGCACCTTGACATTCAAGACCCAACTGCGGCCAGCGTTCTGCAGCGACTGATCGAACTGCGAGACGAAGTGTACCGTCAGATCAATCAGTACATGTAGTTTTAAAGGAGCGAGGCCCTTAAACAAGGCCTTTCTTCTTTTCAATTTCAAAAATTCCCCGGGGGGGATTTCTGCTAAACAATCGTAAAAAATACATGGCTTATAATGAGAGGATAGTAATACTAAAACCTCTCTTATTATTTTTGCGGGCGTGGCGGAATAGGCATACGCAGGAGACTTAAAATCTCTGGATCTTAGATCTTGTGGGTTCAAGTCCCACCGCCCGCACTAAGCGCCTCTAGCTCAATTGGTTAGAGCAACGGACTTTTAATCCGTCGGTTCTGGGTTCAAGTCCCAGGGGGCGTACGAAGAAAGGAGGTTACAATGACATACATTTTAATATACATTGGTGTCATTTTAATTTTGTTTGGAATTACAATAGCTTTAGTTCAGATCAATAAGAAAGAAAAGAGGAATTAATGGATACAGTATATTTTGTTTCAACAAGATCAAACAATTACGGGTGTTTTAATTTTCTATTAGATGCTTTTATGACCGTGCTTACAGGAGGCCTTTGGCTTATTTGGATTTTTGTTCGTGAAATGAGAAAGTAACAAACAATAGGAGGATACTCGTGTTAGTCGATATTATCAAAAAACTTGGCCAAAATTTAAACAAGCAATCTCCAATTTTACTTACAGCAGTTGCTGCTACAGGAGTAGTTGCTACAGCTGCTCTAACTGCCAAAGCTTCTTTTTCTGCTTCGGATATTATCAGAGAAGAAGTTGCTAAAAACGGAGAAATTGACGAAGTTAAGGAAAAGGTTAAAGCGTACGCTCCTCTGGTGTGGAAACTATATATTCCCGCTGGAATTTGTGGTGGTCTTACTATTGCAAGCTTAGTAATGTCAAACAAGATTGGGTCAAGTAGGACTGCAGCAGCTGTTGGAGCTTATTCTATTACAGAAAAAGCTTTCGGCGAATACAGAGCTAAAGTTGTTGAGGAAATTGGTAAGCACAAAGAGCAGGTTATCAGAGATGATATTGCTCGAGACAAAGTTGTTTCCGACACAATGAAAGACAGTTTGATTATTACGGGTACAGGCGAAGTTCTTTGTTGTGAGCTTCACACTAGGCGATATTTTATGTCAGATATGGAAACACTTAGACGGGCTCAAAATGACATCAACATGTCCATTCTAAGCGATCTTTATGTGACTTTAGAAACGTTCTATAGCCTGTTGTCAATTCCACCAACTTCTCATTCTAGCGAACTTGGTTGGGACTCAGAAAAGTTGTTAGAGCTAGAGTTTTCTACCGTTCTAACGGATGATGGTAGGCCTTGTTTGGCATTTAATTACAATTACATCAAACCGATTTAATCGCAAAAAATACAACGGTTATAATGAGACCAAAAGGAGACTTATGAGCATCTCAAAATTTTTTGAGGATGAAGATGATGGACCCATGGTTCATCAAATTAACAAAACTGTTATTGCAGCGCTTGCAGGCCTACTTGCAAGTACAATTGCAAAGCATGTTTATGATGCACTGTTGGAGCGATCCAACCAGGAAGACGAAACTACAGATCAAGAGGCATAGCCTCGGGAGAAGCACCTACAAGGTGTTTCTTCTTTTCCCAAAAAGGACAAACCATGCTTAAGCGTGAAATTACTTATGAAGATTTTAATGGTGACAATGTCACTGAGACCTTTTATTTCAACCTCTCAAAGCCCGAGATTGTCGAGCTTGAAGTTGAGCATGAAGGTGGCTTTGCAAAGATGATGGAACGCATCGTCGAGTCTGAAAACGTAAAGCAGCTCATTGAAGAGTTCAAGAAGATTATTCTTCTTTCATACGGAAAAAAGTCTGACGACGGAAAGCGCTTCATCAAAACAGAGCAGCTTCGTGAGGAGTTTTCTCAGTCAGCAGCTTATAGCGAGTTGTTTATGGAGCTCGCGACTGACGATAAAGCAGCTGCAAACTTCATTAAGGCCATCCTGCCAAAGGATCTGGCTACTGAAGTAGAGGCCCAGAGCAAGACCATTTCAGCGCCAAAACCGCCTACAGAATAGGAACATAGATGGATTACCCGAGTAATAGTAATAAAGATAAAGAAAAGGATAATTCCAAAGCAGTTGAACCGGTAAAAAAAGTAGAGAAGGTTGAGCTCGAAGGCCAAGTTCTGACTAGGAAAACTCCTATCGGATCACGAATTAAGAGTATTTTCCTTGGTGGAGAGTTCAAGTCTGCTGCGCAGTACATTGGCGCAGAAGTTCTTCTTCCTGCTTTACGTAATCTACTGGTTGACGCAACGACCAAAGGCATTGAACGGGTTGTGTATGGTGATTCATCATATAATCGTCCTAGGACTCCTGAGTACAGGCCACGAGTTACTTATAATAACCCAGTCAACAGAGGATATTCTAGAGATCCTAGAGAGAGAGCCAATCTTCCTGATCAGCCCAGTAGGCCAAGACCTCGACATGATCGAACCGAGATTATTCTTGCTTCTCGAGGAGATGCAGAATTAATTCTCGAGCGTCTTCAAGACATCATTGACAGGTATCAAGTTGCGTCAATGGCTGATTTGCATGAGCTAGTAGGGCTTCCAACCACACACGTTGACAACAAGTGGGGTTGGGAGTCAATTCGGTTTGCCGAGATTAGGCAAATTCGAGAAGGATATCTTCTCGATCTTCCACCAGCAGAAACAATCTAAGGAGATAAAATGAGTATGCATATGGAGAGAGATCAATTGAAAAAAGCTTATCCGTCTCGTAAGTGGGCGGATAAGGTCGATGACATGTCATCCGAGCAAGTCGTTGCTATTTATATTCGGCTCAAGTCACAAGGGAAACTAGGGAGGTAGTTTTGAAGTTTGTTCCTAATAGTGTAACCAGGTCCATTGCGTCCTCGGTTTTAAAAGCTAAAGTCAACTCTCCGCACATTTTCTTTGTCGGAGGGGTTATTGGAATTGTTGGAGGAACTGTGTTGGCCTGTCGGGCAACACTTAAAGTGTCAGAAACTTTGGAGGAGTTTCAGGACGATATTTCTTCGGTCAAAGCTTTGGGTGAATCCCGAAAGAACGAAGAAGGGAGTGAGTACGATGACGGAGAATACTACCGTGATCTTGCTTACGTCTATGTCAAGGGCACCTACAATGTGGCCAAACTTTATGGTCCAGCGGTGGTTTTAGGCGCGATTTCTATTGCCGCTTTGACTGGATCTCACGTCACTCTTGCACGAAGAAATACTGCTTTGACGGCGGCGTTGACTACCGTCACCAAAGCGTATGACCAATACAGGAAACGTGTTAAAGCCGAGCTTGGGCCAGAAAAAGAATTGGATATTTATCACTCAGTCGAGAACAAAGTTGTCACACTTGGCGACGGTTCTAAAGAAGTGGTAAAGATTGCCGATCCAAATAGCTGGTCACCTTATGCTAGGTTCTTTGACGAAGCGTCTCCTTACTGGGAAAAGAACGCAGAGTTGAACAGGCTCTTTGTTCAGTGTCAACAGAATTACACAAACAATCTTCTTCAAGCTCGAGGCCACGTGTTTCTAAACGAAGTTTATGACATGTTTGGTATTGAGCGCTCTCAGGCAGGCCAAGTTGTTGGCTGGGTTCTGGGTGAAGAGGGTGATAACTACGTTGACTTTGGCATGTTTGACGCTTACAACAGAGACTTTGTAAACGGCGCAGAACGGTCAATTCTGTTAGATTTCAACGTCGATGGCGTTGTGTTCCACAAAATTGAGGATTTGAAATGAACGAAAAACTTTTAGAAGTTATTCGTCGTCCTTCAGTTATTTCAGCTTCGGTCGGGGTCGCCGCTTTTTGCGGTGGCCTCGGCCTGGGTTATTTTCTTTGCCTGCAGAAGTCTAAGTATTATTGTTCTGTAGAAGAAACAGAGGAAACAGAGGATTATGATGAGGATATTTTTAACTCACCAGTAATTCAAGAGATTCATGAATATTTAGACATGCATCATGAACCACTTTCCCCACAAGAGCTGTATCCAAAACCAGACCCAGATGATATTTCTGTTGACGACGATGGTTTAGACAAATTAAATGAATTGGTTGATAAGTACGGCTTAGAAGATGGCCACAAAATTTTTAGAGTTGAAAAATATGGATACTCTGAAGACCCATTAAAGGACGTTGTTATGAATAACGTGTTTGCAGGAAGTTCTGATAATTGGGATTACGATGTAGAAGTCTCAAATAGAACTGATAAAAGCCCGTATGTTATTCATAAGGACGAGTTCTGGTCTAATGAGTTTGACTTCGCTCAAACAACGTTGACATATTTTCAGGGTGATGACATTCTAGTTGATCAGAGTGATACACCAATTTACAATTATGAAACGGTTGTTGGCGAGTTAAAGTTTGGTCATGGCTCAAATGATCCAAACGTCTTTTATGTTAGAAATCCAAAAAACCGCGCAGAGTATGAGATTCTTTTAGATAGAGGGAGTTATTCAGTTGAAATCCTTGGGCTTGATTCTGAAGATGATGCTGATATTTGGCACTCTGTAGAAAAGTTCAAACCGGATGACTAATTATGAATAGTTCACTCGAGGAATTCTATTTTGATTGGCTCTACGCAAAGGTCATGACTTCTGAGCCAGGGCACAAACCATATTTTACTCTGCTTCATTTAATGTTCAAAACAGAGTTTATTTGGATTATATCCGGAGATGATAATAGAGCTGAAGATGGTTTAAATTTACGTAGAGAGTTTAACGATGAACTAAACTTGTTCATGAACGAAGAAAGCTGGTTTAACTCAGGCTGCTCAGTTTTAGAAATGTTAATCTCTTTTTGTAGTCGAGCTAGCTTTCAGACAGATATTGATGAGACTGACTGGTTTTGGGAAATCGTTTCTAATTTAGATTTATCAGATGCGTATGACGATGCTTTTTATTCAGAGTCTGTCATTGCAAAAAAACTCTACGATTTTGTGTGGAGGACCTATGCTTACGATGGTAGTGGCGGGTTATTTCCACTTAGACATCCGGAAGAAGATCAACGAAAAATTGAGATTTGGTACCAGTTTTGTGCTTATATTTCTGAAAACGAAATGGTTTAGCGAAAGGAGGGTTTGTGGATTTTTACAAAATCATTGTCAAAGAGAATAAAGACGGAACTCTGCAAGTCCGTCCTGATTGGAAGGTTGGCCGGTCAAAAGATTTAATGACTAGAGGTGGCTCATTTTACGCTATTTGGGATGAGCAGGCAGGTCTTTGGTCAACCGATATTTATGACGTGCAGCGTTTAGTAGATAATGATTTAAAAAACTACGCCAAAGAGTTAGAGGAAAAGAACGGAAACGTCTACAAGGTTTCTACTTTAGAATCAAACTCAACTAGACTTTGGGATGAGTTTCAGAGGTTTGTTCGAAACAGTGGTAATAACAGTCATAATCTAGATGAAAAATTGACATTTGACAACACCGAAGTAAAAAAGACAGATTATGTAAGCCGTAGACTTCCATATTCTCTTGGGCCCGGAAGAAACGAGGCCTGGGATACGATCGTTGGTACTCTCTATAATGATGAAGAGCGTGCAAAGATCGAATGGGCTATTGGCGCAATTATTTCTGGAGACTCAAAACATATTCAGAAGTTTCTTGTGTTTTACGGCCCTCCTGGAAGTGGTAAGTCAACAATTCTAAACATTATTCAGAAGCTGTTTCATGGCTACACAGCCGTCTTTGACGCAAGAGAACTAGCTGGTAATAACAACTCATTTGCCACCGCAGCGTTCAAGTCAAACCCATTAGTTGCCATTCAACATGACGGTGATCTGTCAAAGATTTATGACAACACAAAGTTGAATTCAATTGTTGCTCACGAGACAATGACTGTTAATGAGAAATACAAAATGCCATTTGAGGCAAAATCAAACGCGTTCTTATTCATGGGCACAAATCTTCCGGTTAAGATTACTGATGCAAAATCAGGAATTATTAGGCGGCTTATTGACGTTGTGCCAACACAGCGAACAATTGACCATGAGACTTATCATTTGCTTATGGACAGAATTGAT